ATGTTGAAAAAAAATATAAAATAGAATTTATTGATAATAGCGATGGGACAAAAGTTTATACAACAACTATAAAAAACAATCAATGGGCGAGAACAAATAGAAAATGGTTTACAAATTGGAAAGTAGTCGTAACATCAGAATCAGGTGAATACACTGAGCATGACTTTGATTTAGAAAATAAAAGGGTTTTAATTTCATTTGATTCAGCTTCACTTGGGGATAATATAGCTTGGATTTCACAAGTAGAAGAATTTAGAAAAAAACATAATTGTAAGGTGTTTGTATCAACTTTTCATAACAATTTATTTGAAAATGCATATCCAAATTTGGAATTTATCAATCCTGGATCAAAAGTAGATAATTTATATGCGTCTTTTAAGATTGGTGTTTTTTTAACAAATGACGGTGTAGATTTTTCACTAAATGCAAGTGATTACAGATATGTTCCATTGCAAAAAATTGCATCGGATATTCTTGGATTACAATATGTTGAAATCAAACCAAAAATAAAAAAGATGAAAAAATATGAACATAAAAATCCATACATATGTATAGCAATTCATTCTACTGCACAATCAAAATACTGGAATAATCCAACTGGTTGGCAAGAATTAGTTGATTATGTTAAATCTTTTGGTTATGATGTATATTTGTTATCAAAAGAAGAAGATGGTTATATGGGAAATAAACAACCAGACGGTGTAATAAAAGTAAACAATAAATCTTTGGAAGAAATTGGATCAATACTTCAAAATTCAAAATTTTTTGTTGGTATAGGAAGTGGCCTATCTTGGTATTCTTGGGCATTAAATGTTCCAACTATTTTAATAAGTGGTTTTTCAAAACCACATCAAGAAATGGAATCCGATGTTATCCGTGTAATAAATAAAGACGTTTGCAATGGTTGTTTTGGTAAACATCTTTTTGATAGAGGAGATTGGAATTGGTGTCCGGAACATAAGGGAACAGAAAGACAATTTGAATGTAGTAAAACAATTACATTCGATACCATAAAACCTCATATTGAAAATCTATTGAAAATGTAAATCTTTATATTTATTGGTATTGATATAAACTGTGGAGTTCTATTTTGTCTAATTGGAAAAAAATTGTAGTTAGTGGTAGTAATGCTCACTTATCATCTATTACTGCCTCCAACGGTGCCACTATTAGTGGATCCCTTGAAGTTTCAGGTAGTTCAACATTTTATGGAATAGATACACTTACATTGACTGGATCTGGTTTTGTTTCTGGAACTTGGAATGTAACCGGTTCATTGAACATGAGTGGATCCATAAATAATGTTGATAATCTCACTTTTAACACTGCATCATCTGCTCTTACTACAACAGGTCGATTGGTTTGGAATGACGGTGATGGAACACTTGATTTAGGATTGAAAGGTGGAACACTTGCATTACAATTAGGACAAGATTCATTTGCCAGAGTTTACAATGCAGAGACAACAACACTCAACAAAGGGGAAATAGTTTACATATCCGGTTCACAGGGCAACAGAATTTCTGTAAAAAGAGCTGATAATGATATTGAAGCAGGATCTGCAAATACTCTCGGTATGGTATCGGAAAACATATCATCTGGTGCAGAGGGATTTGTTTTTACAAGTGGTATTGTTAATGGGTTAAATACCGTTGGTTTAAGTGCAGGTGCTACTCTTTATTTAAGTTCTTCTGGACAATATACACAAATACCACCGGTTGCACCCAAACATACAGTAATTATTGGTTTTGTTGAGAGGGTTCATGCAACAGTTGGATCCATTTTCGTAAAAGTTAATAATGGTTATGAATTAGGTGAACTTCACAATGTATTGACAAACGGTGCCAATTACGGTGACTTGTTAATGTATAGTGCAAGTTTATGGACTCATTCAAAACGATTATCCGGTTCTTATGACGTTACTGGTTCATTGAATATCACTGGTTCTCTGACAATAAATGGAACGAGTTATACAGCAGCAACATCCGGAACGAGTGGAACTTCTGGTTCCTCCGGAACTTCTGGTTCATCTGGAACTTCTGGTTCATCAGGAACTTCTGGTTCCTCCGGAACTTCTGGTTCTTCTGGAACCTCCGGTAGTAGTGGAACTTCTGGTTCATCAGGAACTTCTGGTTCTTCTGGTTCTTCCGGAACATCAGGTTCTTCTGGCTCATCCGGAACATCTGGATCAAGTGGAACATCTGGATCAAGTGGAACATCTGGTTCTTCTGGAACTTCCGGAACTGGATTCAATACAATATCAAATCCTGCAGATAATAGAATACTTACATCAGACGGAACAACAAATGCTGCTAATGCAGAATCAAACTTAACTTTTAATGGTTCAACATTAACGGTAACAGGAGATGCTGTTGTTACTGGAAAAATAACTGCTCAAGAATTTCATACAGAATTTGTTTCAGCATCTATACTTTTTGAAAGTGGTTCAACTAAACTTGGTAACACATCAGATGATGTTCACCAAGTAACTGGTTCAATGTCTATCACTGGTTCTATACAAATTCCTCGATATGCAAGTAATCCAACTGCATTACTCGGTGGAATTTACTACAATACTACCGATAATAACATTTACCGTTCAAACGGTACTACATGGTTATCTGCAGCCGGTACAAGTGGTTCATCCGGAACTTCTGGATCATCTGGCACTTCTGGTTCCTCCGGAACATCTGGTTCATCAGGAACTTCTGGATCATCTGGAACATCTGGCAGTTCTGGTTCATCCGGAACATCTGGTTCATCAGGAACATCTGGTTCATCAGGAACTTCTGGTTCAAGTGGAACTTCTGGTTCCTCCGGAACTTCTGGTTCATCGGGAACTTCTGGAAACTCTGGTTCCTCCGGAACATCTGGTTCATCAGGAACTTCTGGAAACTCTGGTTCCTCCGGAACTTCTGGTTCGTCAGGAACATCTGGTTCATCAGGAACTTCTGGAAACTCTGGTTCCTCCGGAACTTCTGGTTCATCAGGAACATCCGGTTCGTCAGGAACTTCTGGAAACTCTGGTTCCTCCGGAACTTCTGGTTCTTCTGGCACATCAGGTTCCTCCGGAACTTCTGGTTCATCAGGAACCTCTGGTTCTTCTGGCACATCAGGTTCCTCCGGAACTTCTGGTTCTTCTGGCACATCTGGTTCATCAGGAACCTCTGGTTCATCGGGAACTTCTGGAACTTCTGGAAGAAGCGGAACATCTGGTTCATCAGGAACATCTGGTTCATCAGGAACCTCTGGTTCAAGTGGAACTTCTGGAACTTCTGGAAGAAGCGGAACTTCTGGTTCATCAGGAACATCAGGTTCCTCCGGAACTTCTGGTTCATCAGGAACATCAGGTTCCTCCGGAACTTCTGGTTCATCGGGAACTTCTGGAAACTCTGGTTCAAGTGGAACTTCTGGAAACTCTGGTTCAAGTGGAACTTCTGGTTCCTCCGGAACTTCTGGTTCATCGGGAACTTCTGGAAACTCTGGTTCCTCCGGAACTTCTGGTTCTTCTGGCACATCAGGTTCATCAGGAACTTCTGGTTCTTCTGGCACATCAGGTTCCTCCGGAACTTCTGGTTCTTCTGGCACATCTGGAACTTCTGGTTCTTCTGGCACATCAGGTTCATCTGGAACTTCTGGTTCATCAGGAACTTCTGGCACATCAGGTTCATCAGGAACATCTGGTTCATCGGGAACTTCTGGTTCAAGTGGAACTTCTGGAACTTCTGGAAGAAGCGGAACTTCTGGTTCATCAGGAACCTCTGGTTCATCAGGAACATCTGGTTCTTCTGGCACATCTGGTTCATCGGGAACTTCTGGTTCAAGTGGAACTTCTGGAACTTCTGGAAGAAGCGGAACATCTGGTTCATCAGGAACCTCTGGTTCATCAGGAACATCTGGTTCATCAGGAACATCTGGTTCATCAGGAACATCTGGTAATTCTGGTAGTAGTGGCACATCTGGTTCATCAGGAACATCTGGTAATTCTGGTAGTAGTGGCACATCTGGTTCATCAGGAACTTCTGGTTCATCAGGAACCTCTGGTTCATCAGGAACATCTGGTAATTCTGGTAGTAGTGGGACATCTGGTTCTTCTGGCACATCTGGTTCATCAGGAACATCTGGAACTGGATTTACAACAATAACAAATGCCGTGGATAACAGAGTATTGACATCAGATGGAACCACAAATTCAGCAAATGCTGAAAGTGCATTGAGTGTTTTATCAAATGTAACCGTAATGCAATCTTCAATATGGGCAACTGGAAGTGTTTATACAACTGGTAGTATTTATGTTACTGGAAGTATAGATGTAAAAACCACACCAGGAACCGCATCTATTATGGGCTTGGTATCAAGTGCTTCTTATACAGAGATATTTGAAATAGTTGGTAGTAACGGAACATATAATTGGAATAAACCATCATGGGCAAAAACCGTAACTGTTGTTTGTATTGCCGGAGGAGGAGGTGGTGGTGGAGCAAGAACGGCATTTTCTTCTGTAAATCGTTTTTCAACTGGTGGTGCAGGTGGTGCAGGTGGTGCAATAGTCATGGGCAGATTTGATGCTTCAAATTTATCAAGTACAGTTCTTGTGACCGTTGGTAGAGGTGGAAATTCAACAACAACTTTACAAGGACAAGTTCCTGGAGCAGGTGGTATTGGTGGAGATAGTACATTTGGTGAGTATATTCGTGCTCAAGGTGGTGCAGGTGGTGTTGGTAGTATTACGAGTGCAAATACTACAACTACAACTACATATACAGTTGGCAGAGGTTCAATAGGATTCATGGGATTCGGCAGTGGTTGGGGTGGTCGTGGTATCGTTTTACCGACTACTGGTATTGACGGAGAACCACCGGCATTACCAATGCGAGATGCTATAAATGCACCATTTGCACCGGCATCTGCTTATCCTTGGCCATCCGCATTAACAACCACCGGTGGAGGTGGGGGAGCTGGTATGGATTGTCTGTCTCAACCATGTGCTGCATACAGCGGTAGAGGAGCTGGTGGTAGAATCAATGGTGGTGGTAGAGGAACTGCTTATCCAAGCTATGATGTTGCTGGTGTAGTTCCAAATAATGTTACTTATCAAAGACCAACAAACAATAATGTTCCTGCATATTACACATTAGTTGGATTAGGTGGTCGTGGTGGAGAATCCGGCGTTGATGCAGAGGATGGTGCATTATATGGCGGTGGTGGAGGTGGTGCAAGACCGCAACCTGCTCAAAATACGGATGGGTTTCCAAGTGGTAAAGGTGGAAACGGTGTTGTAGTAGTAATTTCAGAGGCATAAAATGGCAGTTTACAAAATATATGATACAGGTAGTGGTGCAATTTTTAATGTAGTAGAATGGGATGGTGTTGGATCTTTCACATTACCAACATTTCATAGTATGTCACTATACACTGGTTCATTAACGGGTTCTGATCAATGGACTGGATCTGGAGATTATTCTGTTACAATACAGGCAGGACTATTTTTTGGAGAATTAACAGGTGCAGCATCAGGATCATTCACCGGTTCACTAACCGGTTCATTCAACAATTACTCAGGATCACTTGGCTGGATATATTCATTTCCAACTGGATCATGGCAAACCGGTTCATTTACTGGTTCATTCACTGGATCATTAGAGGGATCCGCATCTTATGCAATATCTTCATCATTTGCAACAACTGCATCTTATGTACTCGGCGGTGCAGGTGTAACTGTTACAAATGCAGGTGATAATAGAATAATAACTTCCGATGGAACTTCAACTGGACTTGTTGGTGAATCTAATCTATCATTTGATAGTGTAAATTTACGTGTAACCGGTTCTATGGATATTACCGCAGGAATAACAATGAACTCGTCATCATTAAACAATCCATTATTCAAAGGTTATTATGAAACTATGGTTTCAAAGTCAGTATCGGCTGATTATGCCGGTGGTATAGTTCAGATAGATTTAAGTTTAGGAAACATATACAGAATAAATTTAACTGCAAATGTGGCGGATTTTAACATAACAAAAAATCCAACAGCATTGCAAGCTGGATCATTTACTCTAATTTATATTGGCGATGGTACACCTAGAACTGTTTCATGGGGAACAGAAGTAACTTGGCCAGGAGGTGCACCATCAGTAACTACTGCAGCCGGAAATATGGACATATATTCGTTTTTTACTGTAAATAGTGGAACAGAATATGTTGGATATGTTCTTGCACAAAATCAAAGTGGTTTAATTTAATATGAGAATAAGTTATGATTGCTAATATATTACGAATGGCATTTGCTGCATCAGCATCATATACTATCTATACACCCCCAACTGAATTTAATCTTTTTTCATGGGGCGCAGGTACAAATGGTCAGTTGGGAAATACAAGTACCGTTAGTAGAAGTTCTCCAGTTCAAGTTGGAACTACTGCAATTTGGAAAGAAGTTCATTCAGGAGATTTTCACAGTATAGGTATTAGAAATAATGGAACCTTATGGTCTTGGGGCAATAATCCATTCGGTGAATTGGGAACTGGTAACACTACTCAAAGGAGTTCCCCAACACAAGTCGGTCTTTTAACTAATTGGAGTAAAGTAGCAACGGGAAACAATCATTCCCTTGCAATAAAAACCGATGGAACATTATGGGCTTGGGGATATAATGATAATGGCGAATTGGGTAATGGTAACAGAACAAGTATATCCAGTCCAGTTCAAATTGGATCCGATACAAATTGGGCAAAAATTGCGTGTGGTGCAAATCATTCCCTTGCAATAAAAACTAATGGAACACTTTGGGCATGGGGTGCAAGCACGGCAGGTGAAACTGGTCTTGGCATAACTGGAATTGGTGCCAGTGGAAGGCTATCACCAAGTCAAGTTGGATCATTAACTAATTGGGCTGAAATAGCTGGTGGTAATTATTTTACATTAGCAGTGAAAACAGATGGAACACTTTGGACATGGGGTGATAATCCAAATGGCAATTTAGGCACAGGTAACACAACAGATAGATCGAGTCCAGGTCAAGTTGGATCTTTAACTAACTGGAAATATGTTGCAGCTTCACAGGGTCAAACTGGTAATTGTCATTCTCTTGCCGTAAAAACAGACGGAACACTTTGGGCATGGGGAGTAAATGCGGGTGCATTGGGTGATGGCACAACCACCCAAAGAAATTCTCCCGTTCAAATTGGTTCCCTAACAAATTGGGCAAATGTAGAAGCCGGAAGTTATTGTTCTATGGCGTTAAAAACTGATGGAACAATTTGGTCATGGGGGACAAACGCCAATGGAGAATTAGGTTTAGGTAACACAACAACTACATCAAGTCCTTCACAGATTGGCAGTTTAACATCATGGTATAAAATAATGGCAGGAAGAAATCATATGCACGGATTAAGAACTTAATTTATATTGAATTAAAAATTTGGAAAAATGATTAGAATTATGTATATTTGTATGTAATTCTATTTAAGGTTTTGAAATGAAAAGTGAAGTAATTGATCCATTAGATATTGCTCTAAACTACACTATAAATGGATTTCCAGAAAAAAGTGAAGATATATTGAGAAATCAGTCACAAGATGATTTACGTGTTCTTTTCAATTTAGGATGGCATGAAATGCGTCATGGTAATCTTAAAAAAGGATTTGAACATCTAAATTATGGAAGATACATAAATGTTTTTGGATTACCAGCCGTTCTTGGAAAAATATGGAAAGATGAACCACTTGAAAATAAAACATTGCTATTCAGATGTGAAGGTGGATATGGTGATCAAATACTAAATTTTCGTTTTGCTAAAAAATTTCAAGAATTGGGTGCTAAAGTTGTAATATCATGTTCAACTGAATTAAAAGAATTATTTTCAAATCATGGATTTGTTTGCATTGATAATAAAGGTATACAGTTTCTTCATTATGATTATTGGGTTCCTGCTATGTCTGCCGCTTATGTATTGAATATGGAGTATGATGATATTGATGGTAGTCAATATATTTTTCCAAAAAATCCAATATCTTTGTTTTCCAAGAATAATAATTTGAAAATTGGTATTCGTTGGAGTGGTAATCCTGAATTTGAACACGAACAACATAGAAGGTTTCCACCAGAATTGATGATTGCACTATCAGAAATTCCAAACACATCGTTCTATTCACTACAAAGGGATGAAAATTGTATAGATGGATTGCCATTTTCTGATATGCGTGACCAAATGAAATCATGGGATGATACTACAAACATTATTGCAGATTTGGATTTAGTAATAACATCTTGTACTTCGATAGCTCATCTTTCAGGTGCAATGGGTATTCCCACATGGGTTATTGTTCCTATAATGCCATATTATACTTGGGTTTTTCCCGGTAATACTTCTCGTTGGTATAATTCTGTAAAATTATTTCGTCAAGAAAAATATGGAAAATGGGATGATACATTCTTAAAAATTAGAGAAGAACTCACTAAATTATCAGAAGAACATAGTAAACAATCGGTTTAACATATTTATAGATAGTATATTGTTTTTAACAAAAAGAGTTTATACATGAAATATATTTTAGTAGAAAATGGAAACATCGTTGGAAATCCAATGGAACTTCCAAGAAATTGGGCAAATATATCAAATTTTTATCTTTTTGATAATGAAACATTGAAACAATATGGTTGGTACCCGTTTAGATTTGTGGAAGCAGAAATAAATTCAAATCAATTTTATGATGGAAGCGATTTTGTTATTGAAGAAGACGAAGTAGTTGAATACCAAAAGGTTCGTAATAAAACCCCACAAGAAATTGAAGAAGAACTTGAAAGTCAATGGGCTTTTATTCGTCGCCGTAGAAATGAATTTTTATTGGAATGTGATTGGACACAACTACAAGACAGTCCATTGTCTGAACAAAAACAACAAGAATGGCAAACATATCGTCAGTCTTTAAGAGATATAACAGTACAATCTGATCCATTCAATATAATTTGGCCAACAAAACCAGAATAAAATATGAACAACAAAATTCTTAAATTGATAAAAGAAATGAACCTTGCTATATTCAATGAAAATGAATTAGTGGACAAAGATATTGTTGTTCTGTATCCTGGCAAATTTCAACCGATGGCAATTTATCATCGTGAAGAATATGAAAGAATTTGCCGTAAATTTGATAAAGACAATGTTATTATTGTTACAAATGATATTACAGATCCAATAGAAAAACCATTAACGTATGACGAGAAGTTTGCAATAATGCGTCGTCATAATGTCAAACATATTCAAAAATCAAATACACCATTTCATGCAACAAATGTTATAGAACAATTTGATGGTGATGCTACTGTTGTAATTTATGCGGTGGACAAGGATGATGTATCGAAATTAAAAGATTACAAAAGATTGATGAAATGGAATGGTAGTAGTCATTTGCCATACAAAGATATTCAAAATCCATATGTGTATTACATGGTAGTGAATCATGTCATATATGATATTCCATCATTTGGCGAAATGGGTTCAAAGAGTATTTTTGCTGCTTTGGCAGACCGTTCTGCTAAATTATCCGAATTAAAATCTCGTTTCATTTCCATATTTGGTTGGTTTGATGTAGAGATATTCAATATGGTTGTTTCAAAGTTCAATACTAAACGCGGTAAAATGAAAGAAAGTAAAAAAGATAAAAATGGTTTAAGACCATTACACATGATAACAAGAAAATTTTGGAATAAAGTTTACAATGAAATAATAAAATAAAAGGTTATGTTATGGATATTAAAATTGATGGATTGAAAGATGTAAAAAAATTACTTGATGGTTCACATGACAGTCAGACTAAAATACAGTTAGGGTATGACGGTGAGAAGGCTAAAATTAGTCCAGCCAGAGAAGTCGGTGAAAAATGGTTTGATGAACAAGGGAATGAGTGGGAACAAAAAGATGGTTACTCTGTAAAATTGGGGAAAAAGTGGCAACAAGAATTGCATGAATACTTAAACACATTTCCAAAATGTCAAAAAGAAACTTGCACATGCATTATGCCAAAAAAACTAGATGAAAAAATGCGTAGGATTCATGGTATGTGTTTGGATTGTGTTGTTTCAATGGAACATAAACTTCGTATTGAAGGAAAATGGGAAGAATATGAAAAAACAAAATTAAAAGAAAATGCAATGGCATGGTTAAATGAGGCAGAGAGTGATAAGAATAGAATTGTAGATGAACTTACAAAATTAGAGTTTACAAAAAATGAATTTGGTGATATTGAAAAATGGGACACACGATTGAACAAAGAAGAACTTTTGTTAAAAATAGAATCGGAATTTGATGAGTTCAGAAAAAACTTCATCGAAAAACTAGAAAAAGATTTGGAACAAATAAATAATGAAAAATAATCCTATATCAGAAACTTTTAGTGGAATAAGAGGTAGGTTATCATCAAAAAGAATGATGATGTTTTTTTCCTTTATGATTATGATATTTATGGCAATACTATCTACTTTCTACGATAAGAAGATAGAACAATTTATATTTGATGGTTTTCTTTACATTGTAGTTGGTAGTCTTTTTTCAGTTGCATCAGAACAATTTGCTACGAAATTTAGGAAACTTGATAATAGTGAATACTATGAAGAAATAAATGATATTGATATAGTTCACGATGAACCAAAAAGAAAACGGAGAAATGAATGAAACAAGTAATACTTGAAAGAGCAGTTCCAACTAACAAAAAACTATATGCAAGTGTAAAAGCCAGAATTAAAAAAAAATATAAAGTATGGCCAAGTGCTTATGCATCCGGTGCATTAGTAAAGGCATATAAAGCTGCTGGTGGTGGATTTCGTAATGTAAAAGAAGTTATGAATAATGCATCTTATCAACTTGAAGGTTATTCAACAAATTCATGTGGTAAAATAACTGAATTACATTTCCGTTTACAAGAAAATGAACCAAACATGATGAATGAGGCGGAATATCGTGGTAGAAAAGTTTCTCTAGGTAAACCTTTTAGAACACCCGGAGGTCCAAAAAAGTTTTCTGTTTATGTTAAAAAACCAAATGGAAATGTTGTAAAAGTAAACTTTGGTCACAAGGGTGAGGGTGGAAAGAAAACAATGAAAATAAAAAAAAGTAATGCAGCTCGTAGAAAATCATTTCGTGCTCGTCATAATTGTCAATCACCTGGACCAAGACATAAAGCAAGGTATTGGTCATGCCGTTTTGGATGGCCTTCGAGTGGCAAGGGAGCAATAGATAAAACATAATATATGAATAAACAAACATTCAAATCTTTGTTAAAACCAGAAATGGGAACTAACAGCGTTGATGATGTTGATCATGCAGCCAAAATACTGGCTGATGCATATGAATTATCAACCATTGGAAGCAGTTGTACTTTTTATGGATCAACATTAGTTCGTGGTGATAAATCAACATTGGAAAAATTTATCAAAGCGGCATTTGAAGTAAATAAATCAACAAATTCTAAAAATGGTTACATTCTGATGGCAGTTGGTTTTTGTTCTTATTGGATAGGAACAACATTTACACCGTTACCACCAATGCCTCCTGCAATATCATCAACGGTAGGAACAAAGGTTTTGTTTCCCGGTGATCCAAAAAAATTAGAACAAAAGTTACAAGTTGCATTTGATCAATCTGAATTTGATTTATTCGTTGAAATGTTATACACTGCATTGTGTTCATTTCATAGTACAATAGCAGGAACATTTCAGGGATTGGTTCCAGCTGCACCATCTCCTGTTCCAATAATACTACCTTGGGTTTCTATTTTATGTGTACCACCTAAATCACAAGGAACATCAGGAACATCTGGAACGAGTGGAACATCCGGCACAACTGGAACTTCTGGAACATCTGGAACATCCGGCACAACTGGAAGAACTGGAACTTCTGGAACATCCGGCACAACTGGAACTTCTGGAACATCCGGCACAACTGGAAATATAGACACTATAAATGCTATTAGTTGGGGAACTGATATAAACAGAACAAAATATCCATATGGTATAAACATTTCAATAACAGTTAAAACTGGAAATGGTGGAACTTTATCTTATATTTTCGATAATGAAGGATTTGTGGATGTTAATGGAAAAAAATACTTTGCTGATAAAGTCATTGGTGTTAATAAAGAATCTGTTTTAGACTGGACTAAAAAACAATTAAAAGAAAATCCATCTTGGGAAGAACTTCGTAATTTAATACAATTAGGTTGGAAACAAAATCCATATACCTAATAAACTATAAAATTGTATATTTATCAGTATGAATAAATGTGCAGAAAATATAGTTAGAGAAATAATTCGTGAGTATCTCCGTTCAGTATTGATTGAAGGAAAAAAACCCAGTGGTGGTTTAACTGGATGGTTTAGAGAAAGATGGGTTGATATTTCTCGTAAGAAAAAAGGTGGTGGACATCCGCCATGTGGCGCCTCTGCTGGTAGTAAAGCCAGAAAGGGTGGTAAGAGGGCATATCCCAAATGTGTTCCGGCATCAAAAGCATCTTCAATGTCATCAAAACAAAAGAGAAGTGCCGTAACACGAAAGAGAAAAAAAGGTGCTACCGGCCGTGGTAAGGCAAAAATGGTTTCAACATATACAAAGGATTAAAGATGGAAGATGTTTCGGTAAAAAAAATTGGTGATTACATAAAAATTTTCGCCGGTGTATTGTTTGCAATAATGTTCTTATACATTGTCTATGATAATTACAAATCAAAAGAACAAATAAAGTCTTCAACAAAAACAAAGGATAGTTTGGAGGCATTGATAAACAAATATGAATTTGACTATGTTGAATTGAAAAAAAGAGCTGATAATTTGGATTCACTTATCAAAGTTCGTAAAGATAGTATTCTAATAATAAAAGAAAGATTCTACGTTTACAGAAACCGAGAAATAAAAAATCCAGATGAAGCAACTAAACTTATTAAAAAATTTCTGAATGAGTAATATATGAAATATCTTATTGCATTGTTATTTTCCGTTTCGATTGCATTTGCTTCCGAAAAAGATTCCCTCGTTTGTTTTACAAAACCCGAAGTAACTAAATTGTGGAATAAAATTCAACTGATAAGAGATTCGGTTGAATACCTTACTGCAGTTGTTAATGTTCAAGATACAGTAATAGATTTATATGTTTCTAGATCAGAAATGTTTATACAACAATTAAAAAATCGTGATGAAACACTTGCCGCTTGTAAAAAGAGAAGTGAAGAACTTGAAAAAATAAATCAAGAACTGCAACCTCGTTGGTATGATAATAAATTTTTATGGTTCCTAACCGGAGCCGCTTCTGTTGTTGGAATAATTCTTGTAGTACAATGAGTCAATCGAATAAAAATCTTAAAGACATAATAAAAGAGGAATACGCAAAATGTGCGTCTAATCCCGTATACTTTATGAAAAGGTATGCTAAGATTCAACATCCAACTCGTGGCAAAATACTTTTTGAATTATACCCATTCCAAGAAGATGTTGTAAAAGAATTTAATAATAACCGATGGAACATAGTTCTGAAATCTCGTCAGTTGGGCATTTCTACTCTTATTGCCGGTTATTCACTTTGGTTGATGTTATTTAACCAAGATAAAAACATTCTTGTTATTGCAACAAAACAAGAAACTGCAAAGAATTTGGTTACAAAAGTGCGTGTTATGTATGACAATCTTCCAAGTTGGTTGAAGACCGGTGTTCAAGAAGATAACAAACTTTCACTTCGATTTAAGAATGGTTCACAAATCAAAGCCGTTTCTGCTGCCGCTGACTCTGCTCGTTCTGAAGCACTTTCACTTCTGATTATAGACGAGGCCGCCTTTATTGATGACATTGATAAGATATGGGCATCTGCACAACAAACATTGGCAACCGGTGGTACGGCAATTATCAATTCTACCCCAAACGGTGTTGGTAACTTTTATCACAAACAATGGGTAAAGGCAACACTAAAAGAGAGTGCATTTAATCCAATAGAATTATTATGGCAAGTTCATCCAGACCGAGATCAAACATGGAGAGACGAACAAGATATTCTTCTTGGACCAGATTTGGCAAAACAAGAATGTGATGGAAACTTCCTTGCATCCGGTCGTTCTGTTATTGATGGTGAATTGGTTCAATGGTATAGAGAAACTTATGTCTGTGAACCAAAAGAAAAAAGAGGTGAAGAAGATGC